CCGCACAGATCCCCATCGAAGTGGTCTCCCTCGCGACCGAGACCACCCGCAACGAGTGGGCGCATGTCGCTGTCCCCGCCGCGGATGTGCCCGAAGGACTCGGATGGGGCACCGTCTCGCCGCAGGGCTGGAGGGCCGTCGTCGGCCGCCGCCTGGGAGACCACTCCGTCATGGTCCACGTCTGGTGCTCCGGGCTCGTTCCGGGTGAGCGCAACTCGGGCGTCCTCGACTTCGACAAGGAGGAGTGGGAGCTGGACTCGCTCGGGTGGATGGAGGATTCGCAACTCGTTCCCCACCCATCCGTTTACGTGCAGGATCGCGGACGTTACGTGCAACTCCACGTGGTCCCAGGGACCGAGCCCGGGGTCGTGATCCACCAGGACTCCGCCGAGCACGTTGTCCGGTGGCACCGGAGGCTCGAACTCCACGGCCAGCCCACCCCGCTGTTCTGGCGGGCCTACCTCTACCGCTACCGCGGCAGCCCGCTGGCCCTCTGGGACTACCAGATCGTCATGTCCGACGCGGAGGACGACCGGCTGACCTACCCGGTGTTCCGCGTGCGGATGCGCAGCGACGCGATCCACGTCGTGGACCACGCCAGCAAGCTCGGGGGCGGGCCGATGGACACAGACGCCAACGGGCGGTTCATGTCCCAGCTCCTGGCCGAGACCAGCCTCGCCGACGGCGTCCGTCCGTTCTGGACCGGCCGCAGCATCGAGCTGCCGAAGGCCATCCCCGCGACCGTCTGGATCGACCAGGGCCACCCGATGCGCGCCCAGCTCGACGCGGCGATGGCCGGCTATGAGGGGCCTGTGGTCGCCTGTGCGGGCCGATCGGTCTGGGACGGCCACTGGCTTGGCCTGGGCGGCGTTGGCGCCATCCCGGGCGACGGGGAAGCCTGGGCGGCGGGCCAGGGGGTGTGGAACCGATGGCGGCAGCTCGAACGGCGACGCGGCAGCTATTGGGACGAGCGGCCCCTCGGGATGGCCAAGTCCCCCGGCCAGACCGGCATGCAGCCCAATCACGGCGTGGTCCGCGGCTCCGAGATCGTCGCCACCGGCTGCCCGCTGCCCCTGGACGGCTACGTCTACCGGCTCACCTCGCACCTCCGCCCGGTCGGCTACTACGAGCGCGACCTGTCCCCGGTGACGCGCCAGGCCCGCCCGCATTGGGCCACCTGGTCGGGCCGCACCTTCGTGCGCGACGTGTTCACCGACACCTTGGGCAAGCCCATCCCGCCCGTGGGACACATCCGCCCCGACACCGAGGGCTGGCTCGCCCAGGACCAGCAGCACTACGGCCACCTGGAGCTGATGAGCTACTACGCGCTCACCGGCCGGCTCGTGGCGCGCGACCTGATCGGCGACCTGACCGAGGTCTGGCTCTCCGCCTTCGACGAGTTCGCAGCCCGCGCCATCGGCCGCACCTGGCTCGACATGGCAGCCGCCTACCGCCTCACCGGCGACGAACGCATCCTCGACAAGGTCCGCTCGCAGGTGGCCCTGCTCGACGGCTGGCAGGATCGCATCGCCGGCCCGGTCAAGTGCTGGCCCCGCTACACCGACCCGCGCGCCCTGGTCAACTCCGAGGGCGACCCCGTCGAGTGCGGCGTGGCCTGGCAGATCGGCCTGATGGTCCCCGGCCTCGCCGCCATGCACCCGCTTGTGCCCATGGACGCCATCAAGTCCACGCTCGACGACAACGTCGAGGCCCTCATCCGCGCCGCCTGGTTCCAGGTGCCTGGCGGGGGCTGGCGCTGTGCCGACTATTGGGCCTTCAACAACGGCGCCGCGACCGACGCAAGCTACTACGGCAACGACGGCAACGTGCCCGGCTACAGCCACACCACCGGCTGGTTCAACGACTGGAACCGCCTCGCCACCGAGTGGGGCCTCAAGGTGCCCGCCGTCGCCGCGCGTGCGCAGCGGATCGTGGCCGATGTCTACGGCTACCCGGGCGGGGACTGGATCAACTCTCAGTGGCACCTACGCTAGCAGCATGACCAACCGCTACCTGCTGACCGCATCGGGTCCCCTCTCCGCTGTCGCCCCATGGCTGGCCCAATACCCCGGGTCCTCCGTTGTCCCCGGCTACGGCACAGCCGACGCCGAGGGCTTCCACAACATGGTCGTGAAGGTCCAGGGCGTCCCGCTCGAAGAGGCCAGCGACATGACCAAGTTCGCCCTTTCGCTCGGCATCCGCGTCACCTCGCTGCAGTGGGTGCAGGACTACGGCACGGGCCTCACCGCAGCGTTCAGCTCCGACGTGGTCTCGGGGCAGCGCCCGCTCACCGTGGCGTTCAAGGACATGAGCGTGTCGAGCGACCCGAACGGCGTGCTGGGCCACATCTGGTTCTTCGGGGACGACCCCGATGGGAAGCCGGGTAGCAACGACCCCAACCCGCAGCACACCTACCAGGAGCCCGGGACCTACACCGTCAAGCTGTTCGTGATCGACGCGAGCAACCCGATGGACGTGGAGGTCCAGGAGAACTACATCACCGTCACGTAGAGCATGGCGTCGAAGAAGCGAAAGACACCCGAGACGCCCGTGGTCAAGCTGCCGCGGGGGCGCCCGACGAAGCGCACCGACGAGCTGGTCGATGAGCTGCTCTGGCGGGTGTCCTCGGGCTACACGATCCAGTCGTTCGTCAAGGACCACCCCAACATCACGCGCCAGGCCATCACCCGCTGGATGAAAGCCGACCCCGCGCTGCGCGAAGCCGTCGAGCACGCCAAGATGATCGGCTGTATCTGGATCGAGGACGAGATCCAGGAGATCGCCGACAACCGCACCGAGTTCGAGAACGACCACCAGCACCGCAAGCTCCAGATGTGGGCACGCGAGAAGCGGCTCATCTGGAACCAGCCCCTCAAGTACTCCCAGAAGCTCCAGGTGGGCGGCGCGCACGACCTCCCCGCACTCGGCGGCAAGACGGACGAGCAGCGCGTGCTGGAGATCCAACACCTGCTCGCGCTCGCCGAGGAGCGCGCCAAGGAAGACAATGGCGAAGACTGACCAGCACAGCATGGCCCTCACCGCGGTGCGCAACATGATCGCGAACGCGCACGGGGCGACGCACATCTCGATGCCGCTCGCGGACGCCAAGGAGTTCCTGGAGCGCCTCGACGAGCTGGAGACCCAGCTCAAGGCACTGCGCAAGGCCGTCGCCGAGGACGACCGCGTGCAGGCCATCGCGCTGTGTGGGATCGGGCTGGACTGAGTGGACCCGAAGCTCCTCCGATACCTGACCAACGAGGAACGCCAGCGGCTCGACCTCCTGGTGGAGACCGCCAACCTGCCGGTGTGGCGCCCGCACCCGAACAACGAGCCGCAGCAGCGGGCGTACAACGCCAAGGTCGACGTGCTGGGATTCGGCGGCGCGGCCGGGGGCGGCAAGTCTGACCTGGGCCTCGGCCTGGCGCTCACGAAGCACTCGGTGTGCCAGGTCTTCCGCCGCGAAGGCACCGAGCTGCGATCCCTGGTCGACCGGGTCGAGGAGATCCTCGGCCACCGCAACGGGCTGGGCGGCAAGCCGCCGGTGTGGCGCAACCCGACGCCGACCTGCAAGGTGATCGAGTTCGGCTCGGTGCCGCACCTCAACGATCGCTCCAAGTATCAGGGCCGCGCGAAGGACCTGCTCTGGTTCGACGAGGCGGCCAACTTCCTGGAAGACCAGGTGCGCTTCCTCATGGGCTGGGTGCGCTCGACGGACGAAAGCCAGCGGTGCATGACGCTGCTGACGTTCAACCCGCCGACGAGCAGCGACGGCCTGTGGATCATCGACTTCTTTGGCCCGTGGCTGGACAAGAAGCACCCCGACCCCGCGAAGCCCGGCGAGATCCGCTGGTTCGCCTCGGTGGACGGCGAGGAGCACGAGGTCGAAGACGCCACGCCGTTTGTCGTCGTCGATGACGAGTGGGTGGCCGACTTCGACCCCGAGGAGTGGCCGGCCGAGAAGATCATCCAGCCGATGTCGCGGACGTTCATCCCCAGCCGGGTGACGGACAACCCCTACTTCGGCCGCGAGTACCTCTCCGTCCTGCAGGGCCTGCCCGAGCCGCTGCGCTCGCAGATGCTGGAAGGCGACTTCCACGCCAGCATGGAGGACGACCCCTACCAGGTGATCCCCACGCTGTGGATCGAGGAGGCCATGGCCAGGTGGAAGAAGCCCACCGCGCTCGCCCCGATGGACTCGGTGGGCGTGGACGTGGCGCTCGGCGGACGGGACAACACCGTCATCATCTGCCGGCACGGCTACTGGTTCTCCGAGCCGATCGTCTACGAGGGCCGCGAGTGCAAGGACGGGCGCACGGTGGCGGGCTTCATCGTCGCCGCGCAGTCTGGCGACGCGGTCATCCACCTCGACCTGTTCGGCGTCGGGGCGCAACCCTACGGCGAGCTGATGCGGCTGGGCATCCAGGTGATCGGCTGCGATGTGGGCCAGCCCGCCCGCGGGATGAGCCTGGCCAACATGACGTTCTTCAACTGGCGCAGCGAGCTGTGGTGGCGGCTGCGCGAGGCGCTGGACCCGACGCACGCGCGGGTGACCGGGCTGTCGCTGCCTCCGAACCGGAAGCTGCTGGCCGACCTGGCGGCGCCGAAGTGGCAGCTCTCGGGCCGCACCATCAAGGTCGAGGGCCGCGACGAGATCGTGAAGCGCCTGGGCCGGTCGCCCGACTACGGCAGCGCCATGTGCCTGGCGATGATCGACACGCCGAAGTTCCGCGATCTCCCGATTCGGCCGAACCGTTCCGCCGAATACGACCCCTACGCGGACCTGTAGCGAGCACGGCTAACCTGCGGCGCGTGAAGGACGCCGCCACAATCAGGCCCGGTGAGCCCGACGACCTGCGCGTGCATGGTCTGGAGCTGCTGGACGAGCACTACGACGAGCTGTGCGTCGACAAGGGTGCGCTGCGTCTCGACCCCGCCTGGGACCGCTACGAGTCGCTGATCGCCAGCGGCGCGATGTTCGCCCTGTGCGTCTGGATCGGCTCGGAGCTGATCGGCTACTCCGCGTGCCTGGTGCAGCCGCACCTGCACTACCGGCGGTCGATCTGGGCCTACAACGACGTGCTGTTCGTGCGGAAGCAGCATCGTCGCGGGACCATCGGCGTCCGACTCATCAAGGCCACCGAGGAAGAGGCAGCCAAGCGTGGCGCCAACGTCATGGCCTGGCACGCCAAGGAGGGCACCGCGCTGCAGGAGATCCTGCCCAGCATGTCCTACCGGCTGCAGGAAACGATCTACACGAGGAACCTCTGAGCATGGGTGCAACAGGAGCACTGGCGGCGTATTCGCAACTGGCCACGGCGGTCGCAGCCACGGGCGCGGCCGTCTACGGGGGCGATCGCCAGCGGCGCAGCGCCAAGGAGCAGCGCGCCGCCCAGGAGAAGGCCCAGAAGACCCAGGCCGCGATGGCAGCCGCCCAGCAGCGGCGCTCGCAGCAGCAGGAGAAGCCCTCCACCGAGGGCGCTGGCGCACTGCTCGGGGCAGCCCAGAAGGACAGCCAGCTCTCGTCCACGCTTCTGACCGGCTCCTCGGGGCTGCGTCGTGGCTCCATGCTGCTGGGCCAGCAGTCCATGCTCGGAGGATAGGTTGAGGGCATACGACTGGAGCCAGACTGAGGACCGATACCGCGGCGTGCTGGCACGCCACCAGCGGTTGAAGGCGGAGCAGTCCACCTGGCGCGCGCACTGGCGCGACCTCGACGAGCACCTCAAGCCGCGCTCGGGCCGGTTCTACTCGACCGACCGGAACCGCAGCTCCCGCGGCGACTACAACTCGATCCTCGACAACACGGCGACCCGCGCGGTGCGCACGCTGGCTTCGGGCATGCAGGCCGGCGCGAGCAACCCCAGCCGCCCGTGGTTCAAGCTCACCACCGCGGACCCCGACCTGGCGGAGTTCCTGCCCGTGCGGGAGTGGCTCGACGGCGTCGTGGACCGGATGCAGCGCGTGTTCGCCCGCGCCAACACCTACCGATCGCTGCACCAAATCTACGAGCAGCTCGCGGTCTTCGGCACCGCGGTCAACCTCGTGCTACCCGACGAGCAGAGCGTCATCCACCACTACCCGGTGGCGACCGGCGAGTATGCCCTGCAGCGCGACCACCGCGGCAACATCGTGACGATGTACCGCGAGTTCGAGATGACCGTCTCGGAGGTCGTGCGCCAGTTCGGGCTCGACAGCTGCTCGAAGGACACCCAGCAGGCTTTCGCCAACGGGGACCTGGACCGCGGCGTGGAGATCGTCCACGCCATCGAGCCGCGGGACGACCGCTACCCAGAGGCCGGCCAGCGGGACCCCAAGAACCCATCGCCCAAGCACATGCCGTGGGCCTCAATCTACCTGGAGAGCGCCGTCCAGGATCACACGCGCTTCCTGCGCGAGTCGGGCTTCGAGGAGTTCCCGGTCATCGCCCCGCGGTGGATCGTCGAAGGCCAGGATGTCTACGGCGTGAGCCCCGGCATGGAGGCCCTCGGCGACGTGCGGCAGCTCCAGCACGAGCAGCTCCGCAAGGCCCAAGGCATCGACTACAAGGTGCGCCCGCCGCTGCAGGTGCCCAACGAGCTGCGCGACCGCAGCAACTCCATGCTGCCCGGCGGCGTCACCTACGTCGAGCCGGGCACGACGCTGCCCTACAACCAGGCGACCCCGCACGGCGGCATCCGCACGATGTTCGAGACGAACATCGACCTGAACGACCTGCGCGAGGACATCGT